CTCCAGAAGTACTAGATGTTCAGTTTTCTGGTTGGGCTGATAAAAAACAAAATAACGATCGCCTTGCTCTTTATTTACGCAAAGGTTGGGAAGTTATTACCGTGTAAAATTTTGACTTGCCAAACGGTGTTGATTTTGATATAATATATGTTGGAGTTGAGTTATGACTCTGTTTTTCAACATCGAAGTCTTGGAAAAAGAAACCAAAGGTGATACGCAATATATGCTTGTTGCTTTGGAACGATGGTTTAAAAAGGATCGCATAGCCAAAAATGCTAGGGAAAGATACAAGCCATTAACAAAGTCATTATCTGGATCTAGCTTTTTACTAAATCCTGATAAGTTTTTCAAAGACAAAACTACGGATTCTATCTATAAGTTGCAATATCTAAAATTAGCCGCTAAACGAGACTATACTTTATATACCCTGTACGGTTCTAAATTTTTAGATTTGTCATTCTTACCAGATATTAATCTAAGCGCAATACAAACAAACCCAATACTATCAATACAACAAAACAAAATATTTTTTAAATACGAGGAAATATAAATAATGGCTATTTCATTCAAGCAAACCAAAGGCAAAGCTCAGTCTAACAAAGTCGAATCTTATGAATATAAAGACGGTGAGAATACTGTTCGACTAATTGGCGGAGTGTTGCCTAGGTATGTTTATTGGCTTAAAGGCACTAATAACAAAGATATTCCTGTTGAGTGTCTTGCTTTTAATCGAGAAAAAGAAAAATTCGATAATCTTGAAACAGATCACGTTACTGAGTTCTTTCCTGATGCCAAGTGCTCATGGAGCTACTCGGTTAACTGCATTGACCCTAAACAGAATAAAGTTGTAGCTCTCAATCTTAAAAAGAAGCTGTTTGAACAGATTGTTTCAGCAGCTGAGGATTTGTCAGATCCCACAGACTATGATACTGGCTGGGATGTAGTTTTTAAGCGTATTAAAACTGGACCCTTGCCTTTTAATGTGGAGTATCAACTTCAAGTACTGCGCTGTAAGACACGAAAGCTTACTGCGGAAGAAAGGGCTATGGCTGACGCAGCGAAATCTATTGATGAAAAGTTTCCGCGCGCAACTCCTGAAGAAGTACTGGCCGTCTTAAACAAGATTACAGCTGGTGCAGAAGAAGCAGCTGACGAAGCAGCTCAAGAAGCTGTGAAAGATTTAGAGTAATTAAAAAATAAACCTATCTCATTAAATTGGGGTAGGTTTATTTTTTCCTTTTTAGGAAGATTTTATGGATTGTTGCATATATGTACTATATTGGAACATTGATAATCCGTATATAGGTCAAACAGTTAATTTTCATACAAGAAAATTAAGACATTACAATGAAATTTCAAAACAAACTCATTGTAACTATAAAATTTTAACTGAATACGAAAAGTATGGTTTTATTATGCCAGAAATAGATATTCTACAATCCTGTGATGAAAATAGCTTGAGTACTTTAGAAGAAGAGTATATAAACGAGTTTGATAGCATTAAAAATGGATTAAATATAATATCTGGTGGGTATAGTGTAGGGTTTGGTACAAATAATAGTTGTTCTAAATATACAGAAGAACAATTATATGCTGTATTTAAATTATTATCTGATGTAAGTTATAGTTATAAAACTATAGCAGATACTACTAAAGTTGCTCTTACAACAGTTAAGAAAATAGGTCAGGGTGCACAGCATCAGTGGCTGCATACAAAGTATCCAGAAATTTACGAAAAAATAAAACTTATATCAGGAAAAGAAAGATACTCTATGTCAGCATCAGCAAAAGCGCAAAATAAAAAGTATAGAAATATAAAATCGCCAGAAGGTGTAATATATGAAGTCACAAACACGTTGCAGTTTTCCAAACAACATGACTTACCCAACGGAAATCTTTGCCTAGTTTTAAAAGGCGAAAGAAACTCAGTTAAGGGATGGGTAGGAGTAGACTAATAAAAATGAAAATACTTTTCATGGCCGATGTTCATATTAAATTAGGACAAAAAAATGTTCCAGTGGACTGGTCGCTCAATCGCTACAATATGCTTTGGTCACAATTACAAAAATTCCAAGAAAACTGTGATTTGCTTGTTGTAGGCGGAGATATTTTTGATAAACTTCCTAATATGCAAGAGCTGGAAGTTTATTTTGACTTTGTAACAACTTGTGTGATTCCTACAATTATTTACAGTGGAAATCACGAAATGTTAAAAAAGGATACCACCTTTTTAACTTACTTAAAGTCAGTTACAAACCGAATGAATCCACTAGTTCGCATTGTTGACGAATGCGAAACCATTTGTGATGGGCTAGTAGACATTATTCCTTATAATTGCCTAAAAACAGCAGACTTTTCTAAATTTAGTGCACCTGTACTAATGACTCATGTTCGTGGAGATATTCCTCCGCACGTTAAAGCTGAGATCCCAGTAGAAAAGTTTGCACAATGGCGTGTCGTTTTAGCAGGAGATTTACACAGTTATGAAAATTGTCAAGCTAACATTCTTTATTCTGGTAGTCCTGCCACTACTAGTTTTCACCGCAATTTGGTTGATACCGGCGTTATTGAGTTTGACCTTAGCACATGTGATCACACATGGCATAAGTTCCAGTTACCGCAGCTTATACGGCAGACGATAAAAGCAGGTGATCCAGCTCCTCAGACAGACTACCATCATACAATTTATGAAGTTGAGGGTGATTTGGCTGAACTATCCCAACTAGCAGACAATGAGCTAGTGGATAAGCGAGTGGTTAAGCGTAGTAGTGATACTGCACTTATATTAGATCCTGAAATGACATTTGCTGAAGAAGTTAAAGAGTATTTAACATACATCCTTCAACTTCCAGAAGAAACTATTAACAAAGCACTTATGGAATTAAATAACTATGAGTCACGACTACAAGATTGAAATTTTTAGCCAACAAAACTGCGCTGGATGCAAGCAAGTAAAACAATTGCTAACAGACCGTAAGATGCTGTTTCGTGAATATATGATCGACCAAAATCAAGAATATAAAGCCGACTTTTTTAAACGACTTCCAAATGCTAGAACTGTTCCACAAGTATTTATTGGTGGAAAACATATTGGCGGATTAAACGAGTTGGTAAAGGAATTGCACTCTAATGATTACACTTAAGGAAATGCGATGGGCTAATGCCTTTTCGTATGGACCAGATAATAAAATAAACTTTAATAGTGATCAAATTACACAACTTGTAGGTAAAAATGGTCACGGAAAAAGTTCAGTAGCACTAATCTTAGAAGAAATCTTATTTAATAAAAATTCCAAAGGAATTAAAAAATCAGATATTCTTAATAGGTATGTAAAAGACAAATCTTATTCAATTGAACTAGATTTAGATAAAGACAAGCATAGCTATACTATTAAAACCACTCGTGGGCCTACACAAAGTGTTAAACTATTCAAAGATGGCGTAGATATTAGTTCGCACACTGCAACTGGCACTTACAAGTCAATTGAAGAATTGATTGGCATGGACCACAAGGCTTTTTCACAAATTGTTTATCAAAGCAATGCTAGTAGTTTGGAGTTTTTAACTGCAACAGATACAGTTCGTAAAAAGTTCTTGATTGAATTGTTAGACTTAGGTCGTTACTCAAAAGCGGCTGAAGTTTTCAAAGAAGTTGCTAATGAATTATCAAAGGATATTGCTGCTGCTGAAGCTAAAGTAAATACTGTTACTCAGTGGCTCGACAAATATTCCAAGATGGATTTAGTTACTAAACCATTTCAAGAAGTTCCAGAACTAGAAGATCGAATTATTCAAAATGCTAGTCGTGTACAAGAACAACTAGACAACTTAGAGTCTACCAACAAAAAGATCAATCAAAATAACACTTATAAAAAACTGCAAAGCAATATTACCTTAGTAATCCCCAGTAGTCAGCCAGATACCAGCAATTTATCTGAAATGTCGGGCAAAATTGCAGTTTATACAAAAGAAATTGCGGACGCAGTTCAGTTTGTTAAAAAAATGCAAGCCTTGCACGGAACGTGCCCGACTTGCTTGAGTGTTATTGACGAAGAAAAAGTTACAGAACTAGTAATTCAAAAACAAACTACTCAAACAGTTTATAGTGAAAAACTAACCAACCTAAAGCAGCAAGTTCAACAATTACAACAAGAACAGCAAGTTTGGGAATCTGCGGTTAAAACCAATGAAGAATGGGAAAAGTATCACAGACTTATAGACCCTAAACTGCAAGAAGCTGTACTAGATAAAACTGAACTAGAACAAGAGCTAAAACAACTTAGCTCAACAATTCAAAAAACTCGTGAGCAAATTAAACAAGCACTAGAGTATAACAAAAACTCAGAAGCGCACAATGCTAGAATAGAAGCAATTTCAAAGCAATTAGTAGAGTTTACGGAAGAATTGGAAGAGCATAGCGAAACACTACATACATTATCCGAACGTATGGGTGTACTAAACGTACTAACTAAAACATTTAGTACAAACGGTTTAGTTGCTTACAAGATTGAAAGTTTGGTTAAAGATTTGGAAGAATTAACTAACAAGTACTTGATAGACTTATCCGATGGTAGGTTTCAGATTACTTTTCAAGTTAGTAGCCGTGATAAATTAAATGTAATTATTACCGATAACGGTAAAGACATTGACATCATGGCATTAAGTGGTGGTGAGCGTGCACGAGTTAATGCTGCTACACTGCTTGCAATTCGTAAGCTGATGCAGTCTCTATCCAGTTCAAGAATTAATCTTTTAATCTTGGACGAAACTGTTGAGGCATTAGACGTTGATGGAAAAGAAAAACTTATTGAGACATTACTAAAAGAAGATGGTCTTAATACGTTT